CCCCGCTTGTCCTGCCGGACGAAGAGACGGAGACACTATGATTCTGAGCCGATATTCCACCGCCACTCTGACGATGCTTGGCGGGCGGGAGGAGCAGCAGGATGCGTATTGTTTGGAACGGCGGTGGGGAGAGATCTTCGCGGCGGTCTGCGACGGGATCGGCGGTCTGCCGGACGGCGCGCAGGCCAGCCGGAGCGCCGTGCAGACGCTGCTGACTGCATTTCGCGGAAACCCGCAGGCTGCGCCCTCCTATCTCTATCAGCAGACGATCGATTGGATGGACCGGGCCGTTGCGGAGCAGACCGCCGGAGGCGGCTCGACCATTGTAAGCGTTTGGGCGCGCGGCGACGGGCTGTACTGGCTGTCCATCGGCGACAGCGGTTTGTTCCTTCTGCGCGGCGGCAGGCTGCGGCGTCTCGTTCCGGAGCATAATTATGCCGCGTTCTTAAATCAGCGGTTGGAAAAGGGTGAGATCAGCCAACTGTTTTACGACCGGGAGATCAGGCGCGGCCGGGCGCTGACAAGCTATCTTGGGATGAACGGCATTGGCCTGTATGAGCAGAATCAGCAGCCGATGGCGATCGAACGGGGAGACGTGATTTCCGACGGGCTGATGCAGGCGCTTAGCACGCAGACGCTGGAGGAACTGCTTTCCCAGCCCGGCACTGCGCAGCAGCTGACAAAAAAACTTCAGACCGTGCTGCTGAGTCACAGCGACGCCATGCAGGATAATACCACGCTGGTCCTGATCAAACGACACCGATAAATGGAGACGACAACATGAATAAAGTGCTTTGTAACAAGAATCACTATTACGATGCGGACAAGTTTTCGGCTTGCCCGCATTGCGCGCGGGCAAAGGCTTTTTTAGAACGGACAGCGCAGACGGCGCAGCACGCCGCACCGCCTGCGCAGGACGGGCCCGCAAAGGGCGGATACTGGAGTCTCGATGATCTGCGCGGGAAAACGTCTTTGCCGGACACGCCGGTGGCCGGGTTCTCCGCGCCGCCGCCTGTGCAGGCGGGGACGCCCCGGCTGGATATTATGCACACCACGCCGCTGTTCCCGCCGGACGGGATGCAGCTGCCGGTTCCGCCTGTGCCTGTGCAGGAGCAGCAGACGGTTTGCCCAAGCTGCGGTGCGCGGATGGATGGAGCGGAGCGGCAGCCATATTGCCCGTTTTGCGGAGCACGGATGGACAAAGCGGTTCTGCCGGCGTCTGTGCAGGAACGGCAGTCCGAGCCGAAGCCGGTTCCGGAACCCGAACAGCCGCTTTCTCCGGCTTCGGAGCAGGAGAATGAGATCATTCTGGAAGAACCTGCTATTCTAGCTGACGAGCCGGAGCCCGCGCCCGTTGCATCGCAGGAGTCTGTGCCTGTCCAGATGCCAAAACCGGCGTTTTTTCCGGCCTCTGCGCCGGACGATGGACGCACGCACATCCTGTATTCCGGAGAGATGAATCAGATTGAGCCTGTGGTCGGCTGGCTGGTCTGTGTGCTGGGCGGTCAGCAGGGACTGTCATTCCCACTTGCCGGCGGCAGAAACCGGATCGGGCGCGCTGCGGATATGGATGTGTGGCTCGGTTCGGATCCCGAGGTTTCCCGGAATGCGCACTGCATTCTCACGTTTGACCCGGCCTCGGAAGCGTTTTATCTGCAGCCCGGCGACGGACGCGGACTGACGTATCTGAACGACGCGCTGCTGCTGACTCCGATGCAGCTGAAGGCGCATGATCTGATCCGTACCGGTGCGACGACGCTCCTGTTTGTCCCGCTGTGCGGAGAGTCGTTCCATTGGAATACTTATTTTCATACCGTCAATGATCTGCGGCAGGACCTCCACGATTGCTGCAATGATGTCCGGCAGCGCATCCACCAGTGCGGTCAGAAGCTGGATGCCCGCATCCATGATCTGCGGGATACCCGAAATGAGGAAATCCACAATGCCGGTAATGATGGCAGGAAGCGATTCGATCAGCTGCGGCAGGGCGGCCAAAAGTCCCTGTGCCAGACCGAGAATGAGTTGAAGCGCCGCGTCCAGCAGGAGCGGAAGGTTATCAATTAAGCCTTGCACGATGGTCGTGACGGCTTCTACGGCAGCAGGGATGAGCTGCGGCAGCGCGTCCGCAAGCCCCTGCACCAGCGACACGATCATCTGCGTCGCAGCGTCAATGAGCAGCGGCAGATTGTCGATGACCGCCTGCGCGACCGTCATCACTGCCTGCACCGCAGCCGGGATCAGCTGGGGCAGCAGTTCCAGAATGGTGGTCAGAAGCTGCGAAAAAAGCTGCGTCACGGTATCCAGCAGCGTGGGAAGCAGTTCCGCGATGGCTTCCAATAACGCCTTTGTCGCCGTGGGCAGCGCCTTTACGATATTCTCAATGACGGGTGTGATGTTGGCGATGACATTTTTCAGCGCCTCCGCCATGTTCCCGCACAGCTGCTCCATATCCGCATCCGCATTGCCGAAACCGACGAGCAGGTTCTTTCCTGCCGCCTGCAAAGCGTTGATGGAGCCGGAAATGGTGTGCTCCGCTTCCTTTGCGGTCGTGCCGGTGATGTCCATGCTCGTCTGAATAACATGGATCGCGTCCACGATGTCGGCATAGGATTCGAGGTCGTAGTGGATGCCGGAGATCGCCTCGGCATCGGCCAGCAGCCGCTCCATCTCGGATTTCGTGCCGCCGTAACCGAGCTTCAGATTGTCCAGCATCGTATAGTTCTGCTTGGCAAAGCCCTGATACGCCGACTGGATCATAGACATATCCGTACCCATTTTGTTGGCGTTGTCGGACATATCCGTGATCGCCATGTCGGCGTACTTGACCGCTTTTTCGGTGTCGCCGCCGAGAGACTGGATCAGACTTGCGGAGAACGAGGTGATCGTCTCCATGTACTCGTTTGCGGACAGGCCAGCCGTTTTGTAGGCGTTGGCTGCGTAGCTTTGTAACTCCTTGGAATTATCCTTGAACAGCGTGTCCACGCCGCCCACCAGCTGCTCATAGTCGGCATAGGCAGAAATGACTTCCTTGCCCAGCTTGACGGCGGCAGCCCCGGCAGCGGCAGCGACCGCGCCCATCGCCGTGCCGATGCCCTTGAGGACGCTGCCCAGCTTTTCAAACTTGCCGCCGGATTTCTCCGCTTTCTCTCCGGCATCGTCGATCTGACCGCCCATGTCCCCAGCGTTTTTTGCGGCGTCATCCATCTCATCCGCCATCTTGGACACGGATTTCTCCGCATCCGTATAGCCGTCGCTGGCTTCAGAGAGCGCGTCGTTGTTGGATTTCAGTTCGCGCTCCATGTCGTTGAGAGCGGCTTCCGCATTGTTCAGCTGGATCTGCCAGCTCTGGGTGCGGCGGTCGTTTTCCTCAAAGGACTCCGACGCATTTTTGAGTGCCTGCCGCAAAACCTCGATCTTCTGCTTCTGCGCGTCGATCTGCTTGTTCAAAACCTCCGACCGGGCGGCGACGGCCTGCATGGAGGTGTCGTTTTTGCTGAACTCGGAAGACACCAGCTTCATCTCCGAGCCGAGGACCTTGAAGGACTGATTGATGTCCGCGATGGCTTTTTTGAACTCCTTTTCACCTTCAAGTCCGATTTTTAAGCCGAAATTGTCTGCCACGCTGCCGCCTCCTTTCCGCGCAGGTCATACGATGGGGCTGATCGTCACATAGACCGTGCAATAGCGGTCGGTGATCTTGACGTGTGCGCCATTCTCACTGCTGTCGATGACCTCGCCGTCCGTGGGCGAGTAGAAGTAATTTGTCTGTGTCGTGACCTCGATATGGATCATCGCGCCAAGGAGGGTGGACACGGTCCCGTCTGTCTGGCTTGGGATCTCGACAGGGCCGTCCAAGCCATAGGCGGTCACGGACGCTTTCGTATGATTGGAGACCGTCACCTTCACGACCTCGGTGTCCACGACCGGCACCTTGCTCAAAAGGTCCGTGAGCTCCGACAATGTGGCATACCCCGGTACGGTGACGTTTTTGGTCATCAGCCAGTACCGGAGCACGCTCTTCGCATCTTTCAGCCGCGTGATTTCACTTTTAATGCTCATCCGCAGCCGCCTCAGATCGCCGCCAGGGCTTCTTCAATATCCGAGGTCAGCGACACCGTACCGCCTGCGGTATAGCCTGCCGGAATGGTCACGCTGGTCGTGGTCAGGCCGTCCATCGTGGCGGTCGCGCTGCCGTTGTCCGGCATGGAGCCGGTGAGCTTCACGCCGTTCACAAAGGCTGTTTTGCCGTCGAGAATATTTGCCGCCAGCGCATCCGCACCGGAGGTGTCCGCGAACACATCCGGAATTGCCGCCACGCTGACCTTGGTGAGAACTTTGCCCGTGGACGGCACAATGTCCTGCGCCGCTTTGGTCGGCGTGACCGTTTTTGTTTCCACTGCGACGGATACCTTGCCCGCGCCGCTGTGATATCCCTTCGGGATGGTATAGGACGGCGTACCCGCGTCCAGTGCCTTGGACACTGCGCCGTTATTCGGCATGGTGCCGGTTGCGACCTTGCCGTCCGCCGTGACGATCACCTTGCCGGTCAGTGTATCCGCCGCGCCCGCCGTAACAGAAGATACATCCTGATACGCATCCGGGATCTGCGAAATGGTGACGTCGGATAGACCGTAATAGCCGCTGTCCGGGGTGATCGCCTGCTGCGCTTTCGTGGGCGCGACCGTTTTGCTTTGCAGCTTGTAGTTACCGCCGCCCGCTACACCTGAAACCGTACCGCTTCCGTTGTGGTAGCCCGCAGGAATGGTGTAGGTGTCGCCCTCCTGCACAGTCGCGGATACCGCACCCTGATTGGAAATGCCATCCACTGCCGTGGCACAGTCGTCCAGCTTTGCCGCAGCGGCCACAAGCCCCAGCGCCACCAGCTTTGTACGGATCTTGTTTCTCGCCGTCTGGAGCTTGGCGAGTTCTGTTGCAATGCTCATAAAACCTCCTATATCGTGCCGAGCAGCACTTCGATGTTGCCCAGCTCCGCATACACCGCCGCTGCGGTGATGGGGAGCGTATTGTCCGCTTCGGCTTCGTCTGCCACCTGCACGGCAAGCCGTCCCTGCCTGTCCCACATGAGCGCGTGACCCAGCGAGAGGTCGCCGCCGACCTGAACAGTCGCTTGGAAGTCGGCTTGGAGCCGTTCGTCCTCGGTATGCAGCTTTGCGCTAATTCGCATCGGCGATCAACTCCTCTCGATGTAACAGTTCTTTTGTTGGGACCGGAATACTGTCTGTCGCAAATACCGCACCGCCCAGCATGACCCGAAGCTGCACCTTTGCGATCTGGTTGTCCGGCAGCATCAGCGTTTCAGTCTGCGTCAGGCGAAGGCTGACTTCCGTGCCGTCAGCGGACAAAGACAGATCTGAGAGCGGACGCAAGATCCGGACTGTCCCGCAGGCGAGGCAAAACTCCGCAGCCGTGCAGCCGGTGATGCTTCTGTCAAGATACAACGTCAGGGTCGGCATTGTGCCGGGAATGATGCTCATGTGCTTCGCCTCCTTACAGTCCGGGCGGGATAATATCGTCGATGGAAAGCTCCCGTTTCGGCTTTGCCATGCCGAGGAACTGCCTGTGGCATTCCCACAGGTCGAGGAGAAAACCGAACGGCGTCAGCCAGACCTCCTCGGAGGGAAGATGCAGCTGCGCCGTTCCGTAATAGAAAAGCCGGGTGAACAGTTCCTCGTCTGTTACCCGACCTGCGCGTTTTTTGAATTGTTCTCGCTTTCCACATTCCGCTTCGTTCCCTTGAACATGGCCTCCATGATAGCTGTTTTGTACTCTGCCAGTTCCAGAGGGCTGGTGAGCAGCTCGACCGTCTCCTGCGTGAGCAGCTCCTGCTTGTCCTCCGGGGTGCGGAGGTTGTGGATGAGAACGGACTGATTCGCCAGCAGCGTGATGAGCCATACCAGCTCGTCCAGCGCCATCTCAAAATTTTCAGACCGCATGAGCTTCTGACCCAGATTTTCCAGACCGCCGTATCGTGCGGCGATCTCCTTGGTGGCGCGGGTCGTGAGAATGAGTTCAAACGCCTGTCCGCCGATCTCGATTTTTGCGCTTCTGTCGTGTTCCACTGCGTTCAGCCTCCCTTCAAGCGGCGAATACCGGCTCATAGACCTCGGAGTACCAGCCGCTGATGACCGCTGCGGAGACTCCGGTGGAATCCTCGGACACCTCCGCTTTCCACGGGTGCTTGCCCTGACCGTCCAGCTTGTTGCGTCGCAGAACAGTGCCCTCAATGGTGGGGGTGGAGAACTCAATGCTTTCGCCCTTGGTGGTGAGGTTCGTCGCGGGGATGCCGAACTTGACCTTGTAAAGCCAGAAATAGCGGTATTTGCCGTTGGACTTCTTCGCCCGGAAGCCGATAGCGACCGGGGCGCCGCCGTCCTCGGATGCGGAAATGAGCACCTTGTTGTCGTCGATTTTTGCGCCGGTGAGGTCCTGCGCTACCTGCACACCAATATCGTCGATGCCCAGCGTCAGGGTGCCGCTCTGGAACTCCTTCACGACCTCTGCCGCGCCGTCGTCAGCGTAGAGCGTCGCTTCGGCCAGTTCCACGGAAAGCTCCGCTGTCATAGCCTTGGCAAGCTGCGTCGGGGTCCCGTAGGTTTCGTCGCCGTTGTCCGCCTCGGTGATCTTGGCGTAGTAAAGTTTATCCAGACCAATGGTCGCCATGGTCATTCCTCCCAAACATAAGATTTTGCCACGTCGATGGCATAGTGATGATAGCCGGTGTCGGTTTCAAAGCCGATGTACCGGCGGTCTGTGACAGTCACGTCCGCCGCCAGCAGCGCACGGACGAGCGTATTCTTGATCTTCATATAATTCTCGCGGCAGAACAGGGACAGCCGTACTTCCTGCGTATCGATGCCAGGACGGTCGTCTGCATGGAGGTCAAAGCTGTCCGAGAGCGGCGTCAGCACAAGGTAGGTGTCCGGTGCGGCATCGGAGAAGATGCCGGTCTCCACCGGCACACCGCAGCTTTCCGCGATGGTATTCAGTTCGGATAACAGACTCATCACTTTTCGACCTCCTCCTTGAGCGTCTGCTCCATGACACGGATGCACTCCGCTTTTGATGTGGATTTGGCAGGCTTCAGAAATGGTTTTGCAGGCTGTCCGTGCTTGCCGTATTCCAGAACGTTGGCAAGTTTGGCGTTGCTGCCGCCGTCTGAGCGCGGTTCGGAAAAGCCGATCTTGATGTCGTGGTTACCCTCGCGGTTCAGTTTGACAGGTGACAGGCCGAGCGACTGCGCCAGTTCACCGGTGGAGCGCGAATCGTACTTTGTCCCGCTGCCGATGACGGCGGCGAGGTTGCTCCGCACCTTTGCCAGAACGACCTTGCCGCCCGCTTCCAGCACCTTTTCCGTGACGGCATCGGTGTCTTTGCCCAGCTGAGACAGCTTTGTCAGAAACTCGTCCGGCAGCTTGAAATCAGCGCGCGCCATCCGAAGCCGTCACCTTCTTTGCCAGCACCTCGATATACATGCCGCGTCCCCGGACATCCTCCACGGAAACAATGTCGTAGCGTCCGCCTGCGCAGACAATGACCATGCTCGTGGTCACAGTCACGCCGGGGATCGCGCGGAAGCGGAAGAGGTCGGTCGCATCGGAGAATGCCGCCCGGTTGACCCACCGCTGGGAAGCATTGCGCGGTTCCCGATAGGCCCGCACGGAGGCCAGAACTTCCTCCTCCGTCACGCCGAAGCCCTCTGCGTCGGTCCGGGTCCCGGTCCGGAGCAGCTCGATAAACTCGTTCATTTTCCCAAAGCTCATGCTCACACCTGCCAATTCCGGTCCAGCCGGAGCAGCAGGTTGACGGTCTCCCACGCCTGCTGCCCGGCCTGCACATTGTCCGCATAAAAGCCGCCCGTCGTGCCGTCACGGCTTTCATAAAAATGCGCCGCCAGCATGATGACCGCCTGCTCCGTCGTGGGCGGCAGGAGGTTATGCCGGTAATAGCCGTCCGGGAGGTGCTGGTAGCGCTCTGCATACGAGATGGCTGCGGCAAGGTAGGACCCGAGCAGGTTGTCGTCGCGGTCATGTTCCAGCAGGAGATTTTCTTTGGCTTTTTCCAGCAGCGTCATACCTTGCCACCTCCCTTACGCCGCTTTCTGCTGGAGGACCTTCACGGCCTCCGGCAGGATCAGACGGCCATCCACGCGCTGCGTGGCGAGGAAGCCGACCTGACCCGTGGGCGCGTACAGTTCGCCGAGACGCTTGAAGCTGCGGCCCTGCCGGTCAGCCACCCAGTAATACGAGAGGTCGCCGAACAGAACGCCCTTGGCCCCTGCAGCCAGCGCGGGCATATAGGCCGAGGTGTAGACCGGGCGGCCCATCAGGGTATCCGGCGTGCCCGCGCTGAGCGAGGGCTGCCAGAGGTACTGGCCGTTGGCGTCTTTCAGCTTGCGGACCGCCTTGACCGTGGAATCGTTCATCAGGAACACTGACGCTTTCCGGTACGGAGCGCGCAGGGAGTAATAAAGGTCCATCAGCTCATCCGCGGTAATGGCCGTCGCGGATGCGGCGGTCACGCCGGTCTGTGCGCCGCCCGTCGCCGCCAGCACACCGAGGGGCTTGCCGCTGCCGTCGCCGGTGAAGAATGCCTCTTCCTCCTTATTGCCGATGCGCCGGGCAAACTCGCGGGAAATGTAGCTTTCCAGATCAAACACGCTGTCAGCCAGCAGTTCTTCGGAGACTTTGATCATCGTCCCCAGCTTATAGGCCCCGATGGAGACCTGAGAGAAAGCGTCGTCGCTCTCCGGGATCGTGCCCTCCTCGTCTACCCACGAGGCTGTACCCTTGGAAGCCACCACGGGGATTTTGCGGTCGCCGGAGCTGGTCTGAATGACGTGGGCCAGAGAGCGGAAGATGTTCTGCTCTTCCAGCGCCTCCACCAGCCTCCGCTCAAATTCGTCCGGGACGAGATAGCCGCCCTCGGAATCCGTGCCGACCTGCAGGGCGTTCAGAACCTCCATGCCCGGCATTTTGGAGCGCATGACGTTCCAGAACGAGCGGCGATATTCCGCCGAAGCGCGGCCCTGCTTTTCCTCCCCGCGTGCTGCCGCAGGCTTACCGGTGAGCGGTTCGCTCAGAGGCTTTGCCAGCTCCGCGTCCAGTGCCGCCTGCCGTTCCAGACGGTCGATCTCCTTGCCGAGGTTCACGACCTCCGCCTCCATTTTTTCATAGGCGGCCACGTCCGCGGCTGCCAGCAGGCCGTCGCTGCCGCGCTTGGCATCCAGCAGCGCCTTTGCGGCTTCCCATGTTTTTGCGCGCTTTTCACGCAGTTCCAGAATCTTACTCATCGTATGTACCTCCTCAGTGCTGTAAAAGTTGAAGCCGCTGATACAGCGGCTCGACGGATTGCAGATGTTCGTTTTTCGGATGCGGCAGCTTGCTCAGAAGCGAGTTGGTCACGGCCCTGCGGGAAAAGGCATAGGAAACGGCATCCGCAGCGGATTTCTTCTCGTCCGTCAGGATGCCGTCTGCAAAGCCTAGTTCCACAGCCTTTTTCGCATTCATCCAAGTCTCCGCATCCATGAGATGCGAGAGTTTCGCGCGGGAAAGGCCCGTTTTGATCTCGTAGGCGTTGATAATGCTCTCCTTGACCTCGGACAGCATGGCGATGGCCTTCTGCATCTCCTCCGAGTCGCCGATGGCGACGGTCAGGGGATTGTGGACCATCATCATGGCGGTCGGGGCCATGAGCACCTGCGTTCCGGCCATGGCAACAACGCTGGCCGCGCTGGCAGCAAGGCCGTCGATCTTCACGGTCACATGACCCGGATAGTCCATGAGCATGGTGTAGATTTGACTGGCAGCGACGCAGTCGCCGCCCGGCGAGTTGATCCACACGGTAATGTCTCCGCTGCCGGATTGCAGCTCGGATTTGAAAAGCGCCGGTGTAACGTCGTCGTCAAACCAGCTTTCCTCGGCAATCGTGCCGCTCAGATAGAGAGTGCGGCTGCCGTCGTCGGCATCCCGCACCCAGTTCCAGAACTTGTTCATGTTGTTTCCTCCGTTGTTTCTGCGCCGGATGCAAACGCGCCCGCGCGCTGCATCGGGAGCATATTGCCGTTGACAAGATACAGGTCGCCGCCCGCCTCTGCCGGGATGCGGTCGAGATTTTCCAGCTCCCGGATGTCGTTTGCAGACATCCAGCCATTCTGCCGGGCGACCGCATAACCGTTCATGCGGCTCTGGTAGTCGCCGCGGAGCAGCCCTTCCACATTGAACTTAGCAAAATAGCGTTTCTTTTCCTCCGGACGGAGCAGCGCCCGCTGAATGGACTGCTCCCAGCGGATGACCCACGGGTCCAGCGTGTATTTCACGAACTCCAAGGACTGCTGCTCAATATTAGAAAAGCTCGACTTTTCCAGATCACCGACCATGTGGGGCGGAATCCGGAAAATTCGAGCGATCTCGTTGATTTGAAACTTGCGGGTCTCGAGGAACTGGGCCTGTTCCGGGGAAATGGAGATAGGCGTGTACTTCATGCCCTCCTCCAACACGGCAACCTTGCCGCTGTTGGCGCTGCCGCCGAACTGACTCATCCACGCCTCGCGCACCCGGCTTGGGTCCTTGATGGTGCCGGGATGCTCCAAAACACCGGAGGGGGCTGCGCCGTTGGCAAAGAACTTTGCGCCGTATTCCTCTGTGGCGATGGCCAGTCCGATGGCGTTTTTCGCCATGGCGATGGGGCTGTAGCCCACCAGCCCGTCAAAGCCGAGGCCGGGAATGTGGAGCACATCCGAGGGCGACAGCAGGACCGTCATGCCGTTCATGGTCGGGGCCTCGTCCGAAGCGCGGGTGTAGGTGTAATAAAGCTGCCCATGTTCGTCCCTGTCCACGCTCATCCGATTCGGCATGAGGGGATACAGGGCGACGACCTCGCCCTTGCCGTTGCGGATGATCTGCGCGTAGGCGTTGCCCCAGAGCAGCAGGTGGGTCATGAGGGTCTCCCGGAATACAAAGGAACTCATTTCCGGGTTTGGCTCGTCGTGGAGCAGCAGATAGAGCGGATGATCCACAGCCTTGACCTTGCTGCCATCCGGCGTATAGCGATACAGGTGCAGTGGCAGCCCGGCAATGGCCTCCGCCAGAATGCGGACGCAGGAATACACGGCAGTCATCTGCATAGCGGATCGTTCCGTCACTGCCTTGCCGGAGGTGGACCCGCCGAGAAAGAAAGCGTAGCTGCTGCCGGGGGTCCGGTTCTGGGGCTTGTCTCTGGATTTGAAAAGGCCTGTGAGGATATTCATAGTATCATCCCATTTCTTGAAATATTCTTCTGCATGTGGTATATTGAAAATGCAAACAGGCGCAACGCCGCACGCCCGCACGTTAGGTGCGGTATCACAGTAAGTAAGGATCGTCGAAAGACGATCCTTACGGCTTTATATGGCCATTTCAGAAAGACATTGACGGCTCCAATCAGGCTGTGTATACTAAGAGCGTAACAAAAAACGATCACTCGTTTTTGTGAGGGCAGCGTTGCTGACGTTGCCCTCATTTTCTTTTTTATAGGAACAGCAGCCCTCGCTCGTCGTACACCGAGGTGCCGGAGATGCTGCTGCAGCGGATGGCGCGGTCGAGTGCCATGATGGTGGCCACGGCCCCGTCGATCTTCTCTGTGGATTTCTCCTTGTCTGGTTTGATATTGCCTGCCGGGTCGGTGCGAATGAAGATGTTGTCCATCATCCAGCGGAGGACCGGATGCCCGCCGTGGGCGAGTTTCCGGTCCAGCGTCAGGCGCATAAGCTCCTTTGTCGGCGGCGACATATCCTTATAGCCTTGACCGAACGGAACGACCGTAAATCCGAGGCCTTCCAGATTTTGCACCATCTGCGCCGCGCCCCAGCGGTCAAAGGCAATCTCCCGGATGTTGTACTTTGTCCCCAACTCCTCAATGAATTGCTCGATGAAGCCGTAATGTACCACGTTGCCCTCCGTCGTCTGCAAAAAGCCCTGCTTTTCCCACACATCGTATGGCACATGATCGCGCCGGACGCGCAGGGGGAGGTTTTCCTCCGGAATCCAGAAATACGGCAGAATTGAATACGGTTCGTCTGCCCGCTCCGGAGGAAATACCAGCACAAAGGCGGTAATATCCGTCGTAGAGGAAAGGTCGAGGCCGCCATAGCAGGCGCGCCCGGCCAGCGAGGCCGCATCCACCGGAAACGCACATTTATCCCACGCTTCCATGGGCATCCAGCGCACCGCCTGCTTGACCCATTGGCACAGCCGCAGCTGCCGAAAGAGGTTTTCTTCCGCGGGGTTCTGCCGGGCGTTTTCACAGGCAATCTCCAATTTTTCTGTCGTGACCGTCACGTTGAGGGAGGGGTTGGCCTTGGCCCAGACGGACGGGTCCGTCCAGTCGTCCGCCTCCTCCGCGCCATAAATGACCGGATAGAACGTCGGATCGACCTTCCGCCCTTCCAGAATGTCCATTGCTTTCTGGTGGACCTCGTAGCAGATGGAATTGGTATCATTCCCCGCGGTCGTAATCAAAAAGTACAGCGGCTGCCGTCGGGCATCGCCGCTGCCTTTGGTCATAACATCAAACAGCTGCCGGTTTGGCTGGGTGTGCAGTTCATCAAAGACCACGCCGCTGGTATTGAAGCCGTGTTTACTGGCGACATCTGCCGACAGCACCTGATAAACGCTGCCGGTCGGCTGGTAGATCAGCCGCTTCTGCGAATCGAGGATTTTGCAGCGCTTGGCCAGCGCTGGGCACAGCCGCACCATATCCGCCGCGACGTTAAAGACGATGGAGGCCTGCTGCCGGTCGGCGGCGCAGCCGTAGACCTCGGCGCGCTGCTCGCCGTCACCGCAGGTGAGCAGAAGCGCCACCGCGGCGGCCAGCTCGGATTTGCCCTGCTTCTTTGGGATTTCAATATAGGCCATGTTGAACTGCCTGTATCCGTCCGGCTTGACCACGCCGAACAGATCGCGGACGATCTGCTCCTGCCACGGGAGCAGATGAAAGGGCTTGTTGTACCACTCGCCCTTGGTATGCTTGAGGCATTGGATGAACGCCACGGCCATGTCCGCCGACTCTTTGTCATAGCGAGAACCTTTCGCCATAAAAGTTGTCGGCGTATATTTTCTTGTCTTTGCCGTAGGCCATCCTCCTCTCTATGGAAATCAAAAGGAACCTCCCGATGTGGAAGGTCCCTTTCGCAGTATTTTGTGGTTTGCTGGTCAGCAGTTACGCTTTGGTATAGATCGTCTTTTTTGCGTAGGTGATACAGGTAACATCTTCCGGGCCATATTCCGCATTCCGGCCAAAGGTTTCTTCAAAGCGTCGGCGGTCCTGCGGCAGGATCTCCCAGCGGTTATAACTGCTGTAGAAGTCTGTGCAGAGCGTGTGCGCGTCTGTCTGAAATGTCAGTTCTTTGCCGTCTTTATGGATGGTCACCCAAACGCGCTTGGCTCCGCTTTGCGATACAGCTCCCTGGATGCGCCGGATTATGTGCAGCCGATGCTGCGGATCGTCCAAAATGGTCCGCCATGCCGCAAGAATCGCGTCGTATTCCAATAATTCCAGCAGTATCTGTTCTTGGCGCGTTTCAAAGTACGCTGTGGCTTCCTGCTGGACGCAATCGTCTGGGGCCAGAATATAGCGGAGCAGTTTTTGGTCCGACCATCGTTCTGTCGTGTAGCTGCACTGGAAAACTATGGATTCGATACTCCTGCCGGATAGATAATATCGCGCGGCGCAGTCAAGGGCTTGCCGTCCACGGAATGCCTCCAGTTCCTGCGCTTTTTTATCGCTGAGTGCCGTGACGGTCAGGTTCCTGCGGTCGTTGCCGACCATGGTACAAACTCGTGCGCGGACATCTGCCTGCAACTGTGCTGCAAGCCGCACGCGGCCTCGCGTGCGCAGGTCGTCACTGCATTCCGGCAGCAGACTGCACAGCGCATATTGTGCATCATAGAGCTTGCCGTCCTTGCGGCAGTAGATTCCGGCATACGCGAATGCTTCTCCGCGCTGGATCGCCTCTCCATGATAATGAGACTGTTCATAGAGATAGTCGAACGCAGGTGCGATGGAAATACGGAGAATAGCGAAGCACTCATGCTGTTTTTGGAAGCACTTAACTGGCTCCGACAGATCGGATGCAAGCCACTGCATCAATTCGTTTTGCATACGCGCGCCTCCTTAATACTCGTCCGGGAACAGCACGGTCGTCGCGCTGCGGTCCGCTTCGGTGATGATCCAGATGTTCTGCGTGGGATGGCCCGGCCTTTTGTAGGAAGCAAGGATACGCTCGTCGCCGCAGGCCACCGCATCGTCGTTGGCACGCTTGTCCGAGAAAGTCATATCGCCCCAGTCGCCCTCCCGGTATCGGGAAAGGCACTGCCAGATGAATGCGTGAAACTCTCGGTCCTGCTCCATTCGTTCTGCGACCCCTGCGGTCGCACAGAGTCTCCCCAGCGAAAACTTTGCCATGTCAGCCACCTCCTCACATCTCATATCCGGCACAGCGGATGATCTCGTGGATGGCGTTCATGGCCCGCTTGGGGCTGGAATAGTCGCGTGCGCCCAGCGCCCGGCCATTTTTGTAAAGCTGGATCACCGGGATGCCGAAACGGATGAATGCCGTAATACGGTAACTGCTCTCATACTCGCCATAGAAGGCAACCTGTACGGTCTTGTGCCATGTGCGCTCATAGAGGAAGCAGCCGTCGCTGGCAGTCGCTCCGAGGTACTGGAAGCCGTTGCTCCGCATCAGTTCCTCAAAGGCCGCCTGCTTCATTTCAACTGTTTGTTTCATTGGAAAAACCTCCTTGTTTGATGTGACAGGAGATTACTCTGGACACCCCTGAAAAGCAAGGAGAAAAGGTGAAAAATCCGTGATTTTCAAGGCTTTTCTGCCGCGGAGGCACCGCAGAACGGGCAGGCCTCATTGCGCTCGGCATCGTGCCATTTCCCGCAGGCCGGACACTCGGCCCACTCTCCGCAAAGGAACTGCTCTTCCACCCACGTCTCCGGGTGCTCCCAGTTCACACAGTCAAAGCATATCTGCGCCAGTTCCGGCTGCTCATTGCAGATGCGCAGGAAATCCCGGCGCGTATACAGGCTGTCCGACAATTCCGGCACATAGCAAACGCGGTCCGGCTGGCTGAGAAAGGCCAGTTCATCTTTTACAATGTAGCCCTGCCCATAGAACTCACGCTGTATCTGCTCCGGGCAGCGCGCAGAGGCAGGCGTGTACTTCCCAATTTGGATCATGGTCCCACCTCAATCGTATAAAAGTCCTCGTCACAACGGAAGCACTGGTACGCATAGCCCTCAATATCCGAGGGATACAGAATGCCATGGCAGCGAGGGCAGCGCTGCCGAACAGGCGGAATGATGCGCAGCCGGTCCACACCATAGACCGCCCCAAGGCCGGAACCGTTGTCCCAACGGACGAATACCGTGCCGGTATCGTCCACACTGCGCACAAAGCCTTTGTCGCCGGGGCGCAGCTTTGTATACGGGTCGTCCATGGAGATAAGCTCCACCCGTGTACCTGCCGGATACTGCCTGCGCAGCGTTTCCACGACCTCCCGGTCCGGGAATTTCCGCTGGCTTCCAGATTTTCGTTTCATCGAAAAACCTCCTTTTTTGATGTGTCAGGAGATTACGCTGGACACGGGGAAAATGCAAGCCTCACACTGAAAATAAATAGGCCGGTTTCTTCTCGTGTGCGCCCGTTTGGAAATCCGTGGTCATACCGTACACTTCGGTCATGCCCAGCAGCGTGCAGCCATGCTGGCACAGACCCCACGCGATCCGGACCGCGCCGGACCATGTGGAAGAAAAGGTGAAGCGCCGGATGCCATAGGCCCGGAAGCTGTCCAGCAGGCCCGGAATGTCCGTTTCCTGCGTCAGATCGTCAATATCCAAATCGCTGTTCCCGCACTCCATGGCATCGCGGTACATCCGATACAGCCGGGAATAACAGCCGCCGCGGGCAGCTACCTGCTCGGCAAGCTGCCGGTGTGCGTTACGGGCTGCTTCCTGCTGAGAAAGATTGCCGCTGGCCTTGGCTGCGGTATAGCGTGCAAAAACGGCCTGCTCTGCTTCATAGTCCTGCTTCAAAATGCTGTTTTCCATGGTCGTGTGCTCCTTTGTTTGATGTGTCAGGAGATTACTCTGAACACGATGGAAAAGCAAGCAGGAAAACAGCGAAGATTATAATTTCACGGCCTTTTCGCCGGTATACTGCTCCCAGCGCAAAAGCGTCAGGTCGCAGTTGACGGGATCGGCCTCCATGGCAAAGCACAGGCGACCGCTCTGTTCTGCGGCGATCAGCGTCGTCCCGCAGCCGCAGAAAGGGTCATAGACCACAGCTCCGGGATCGGAATGGAGCTTCATGCAGCGCCACGGCAGCTCTACAGGCGATGCTGCCTTTTTCCCGTCCCCGGTGGAGATCGGGGCCATTTCCCAGATCGCTGCATAGCCCCAGTTTCGGCGCTCGTCGCGGGTCAGGCGGCGGACGAATTGGTAGCTGTGTCCGGCAAAGGCTGAGACCCACGCAAACTCCTGATCGTTATAGGCTTCCTGCTCCTGTCCCGCAAAGGCGCTCACATAGGAAAACTGCTGCATGGGCTTTGCGCTGGACAGGTGGGCCGTGCCCATGCGGGCAGCGATGCCGTTTTTCTTCCACACCCGCATCCAGAGCGGGCGGAAGTTGCGCTCCGAAAACAGCTTGACGCAGTAGGCAGCCAGCGGCTCCATGAACTGCGATCCGGTGGCAAACAGGTCTGAAAAGGTGCAGCAGGCCACGTCGGCATACCGGCAGACCTGTTCCAGTACCGCGCGCATCCGCTCCGTCCACGGTGCAAGGCCTGCCTTGGGGTCCAGTTCACAAGGAATCTCCGTGACCGCACAGGCGGCGCGTTTTCCGTCCAGAAGCCTTGCCGCGTCTGCATCGGAAGCCGGATCGCCGCAGAGCAGGCGATGGCCGCCCAGCTGCCAGAGGTCGCCCGGCTGGGTGCGCGTCTGCCCGGCAGACTCTATGCTGCTCTTGGCCTTGCTGACATCGAAATGGTCCTGCTCCGCTTCCTTGGAATAGAACTTGTTCATCAGCGCGTCGATCTCGTCCGCGTCGAAGCCGGTATAGGAAACGTCAAAGTCCGCAGCATCCAGATCGGCCATGATGGCCGCCAGCTTACCCTCGTCCCAGTCTCCCTGAATCCGGTTGAGCGCGAGGTTCAGCGCCTTTTCCCGAAGCGGGTCCAGTTCGACGACCACGCAGTCGATCTCGGTATGCCCCAAATCCAGCAGCACGCGCAGCCGCTGGTGGCCGCCGACAACGTTGCCGCTTGCTTTGTTCCAGATGATCGGCTCCACAAAGCCAAACTCCTCGATGGAGCGTTTCAGCTTCTCATAATCCCGGCTGCCGGGTTTCAGCTCCTTGCGCGGATTGTACGCTGCCGGATTCAGCCGCGCAGCCGCAATTTTCTGTACTTCCATGGTGTTCTCCTAACGTATAGGCCTCGTATGGAACGCCGATATATTCCAGCACACGGCGCAGGCCGAGGCCGCCAGCCTCCCAGTCTTTCATGCAATACCGCCAGAGTTTCGGATGGGTTCGCTGAAGCTGCTGGAAGCGCGTGGGCTCCTCGTCCAGATGTGCGCCGAACATGCAGAAAATGCAGCCGGTGCGCGCATAGCCCATGTCATAGATTTTGCAGTATGGCACCTGAAATTGCCGGAGATAGGCCCAGATGTCCGCCTCCGTCCAGAAAGACAGCGGCGTTGAAATGGGGCGCTTTGCCTGAAATGCGTTGCAGCCGGTTTTCAGCCACAGCTGCGTGCGCAGCTTGCTCTCGGCGGCCATGGTGCCGATGAATGGCACCCGCCCCGTCTCCTTGGCATATTTTTTGAGGGGCTTCTTTTTCATCTCATTGCAGCAGCCAGCGCCGATCCGAAACGGCGCGTCCAGCAGATAGCGCCACTGCTCGGAGAGTTTGAAGCGGGTCCTCCGCCCATCCGGCAGAATGCCGTAATACTTGGCGCGCAGCACGCTTTCGCTGCCGGAGCGCATTCGCTGCACCCACTCGCTCTGCTCCTTGCCGATGACCGGGTAGCCGTGCTTTTCAATGACCTGCCGGAATGTGAGTGCTGGCCGCAGCCATGTGACATTCTCGACGGTTTTGACAAACTGCCGGATTTCCGGGAACTCCAATCCGGTGTCCGAAAATACAGCCGGAACGTCCGGATATAGGGAACGGACGAGATGCAGCAGAACCGTGGAGTCCTTTCCGCCGGAAAAGCTGACATACACGTCGCCGCCGTAGTGCGTATACCATTCTCGGATACGCAGGCGGCTTTTTGCAATTTTGACATCCAACGGAAGCGCCTGCATCTGCTGTAGTTCCCAAAGTTCCATTGTTTTTGTTCCTCATTTCTTACATGGAGCGAGGAGGACGGAGTTGCACCGCCGGTTCCCAATCGGATGAATGGGCGGTCTGCTGTTAGCCTACCCGCGCATAAAAAGGAGCAGGGTCTATGCCTGCCCCGTCAGGTTATGATGCCGCTCTGCCTGTGTGATTTTTTCGCCGCAGTACATTCCAGCGCCCAGCCGGTCAATTTCAGAGAACGGCAGCTCCGGCACGGTCAATTTGGTCCGGCAGGCCGGGTCCAGAAAATAAACATAGCGCAGCTGCCAGCCGGAGATCAGATGGGAACCGCTCCGCTCCAAAAAGGTTTTCCAAGCGAACCGCCCGTCTGTATAGTCAAAATAGCAGCGTCCGCCTAGCTCCTTTCGCGGCTGCGTGGGGCTGGAAGAGAGCGTCATTTTGTGGATGCGCGTTCCGTCCGGCAAAACGCAGAGCGCTTCGTTGGGCTTGATCCCGGTAAGGACAAAATTGCTGGCCCGGTAAATGGTCCCGTCTCCGCAGGAGCAGGCATCCGCAAAGGACACGACCCATTTGATCTGCGGCGCATAGCGGCGCAGCATCCGCAGGCTGATAGCAATCGCCCGGCTCTCGCTGTTGCGCGGCAGCACGGCGTCAAAGGCCATCCGGTTCAGTTCCAGAAACTCATTCCAGCCCGTGCCCTCCACAAGACCAATGAGCAGCCGCTTGTTCATGCTGGGGCCGTAGCTCATCACGCCATGCAGCGCGCCGTCGAGAAAGACACCGAAATGCAGCGTACTGTTATTGACCACTTTCCCGGAATAGTGGTGCGCCCGGATGAACGGATTGGCGACGGAACCGGGGATCACTTTCAGCACAATATCCTTAGCCCGGCCCATGTGCGCCTCCCTGCGGCGTCTGGATGGCATGACGCGCAGCCTGCGTGATCTTTTCGCCCTTATACATCCCCGCGCCAAGCTCGTCGATCCGGGAAAAAGGAATCTCCGGCACGGTCAGGCGCTTGCGGCAGGCCGGGTCGATGAAGTAGACATAACGCAACTGATAGCCGGGGATCGGCGTGGCCCCGACGTAGTCCAGATACTTTTTGAAATTATAGGTGCCTCCGGTCACATCAAAGAAGCTCAAGCCGCCCAGTTCCTTCCGCGGTACGGTGGGGTTGCTGGCCAGCGTCATTTTATGGACGCGCGTGCCGTCCGGAAGCACGGCCAGGTTGGCGTTTTCTTTGATCCCTGTGAGGACAAAATTGCTGGCCCGGTAGATCGTGCCGTCCCCGCAGGAGCAGGCGTCGGCAAAGGAGACAATCCACTTGATCTGCGGCGCATAGCGGCGGATCAGCCGGATGCTCATGGAGATCGCGCGGCTTTCGCTGTTGCGCGGGAGATAACTGTCAAAGGCCATCCGGTTCAGTTCGAGGAACTCGTTCCAGCCGGTATCCGCCACCAGACCGATCAGCTTGCTCTTATCCAGACTCGGCCCGTAGCTCATTACACCATGCAGCTCGCCGTCCAGAAAAACGCCGAAATGCAGCTTGGAGTTGCTCACGACCTTTCCGGAGTAATGGTGCGCTTTGATGAATGGGTTTGCCACAGAAGAGGGCAGCACCCGCATTACAAGTTCTTTTGCTCTGCCCATTGCCGGACCACCTCATACAGGCCGTTGCCGTTGTGATTTTCATTCCCGAACGTCTCTGCGACCTGCTTGTGCTCGTAGACATAGCGAATGGCCCGCAGGATCAAGTCGGCCTGCCGGTCATGCACAGTCAGGCTGATCTGCTGGAAAGGCTTTTTCTCGCCGGAGTCCAACGTGAAGGACTCGCCGAACTCCTCCGCCGAAATGGTGGGAAAACCGAACACCGAAAGGTCGGCGGCAATATCCGCCAGTTCCAGCGGCAAAAGGTCCATGTCCCATTGAGACAGTTCTCCAACCTTGTTGTCCACAAGGCGGAATGCTTTGATCTGCTCCGGTGTCAGCTCGTCGGCGATCACGCAGGGGACCGTTTCAAGCCCCAGCTGCTGCGCGGCCTTATACCGGGTGTGGCCCGTAATGATCTCATGGTCCGCGGAAATGACCAGCGGCACCAGAAAACCATATTGCCGGATGCTCTCAGCCACAGCTCCAACTGCCTGCTCATTTTTGCGCGGGTTCTTCTGATACGGGTGGATTTCTCCGATAGGAAGAGAATGAATGTTCATAGGTTGCCTCCGAAAAAATCAGCTGCCGCGGGCGGCCAGCAGGCGCTCCATCATGTCGTCCTGCGGATTGCCCACAAAGGCCGTGGTGCAGTTCTGCTTTACAATATCGAACAGCTCGTACCACAGCAGATTTGCCTGCTTCTGAAAAGACTGACTCATTTGGACAAACGGGCTGGTAATGGCTCCGCCTGTAGTCGGGTGTTTGCCCAGCAGGCCATAGGTGCTGATGGCATCCTCGCACTGGATATACCGGGCGAAAGCCTGTGCGTAGGCTTCCAGCAGCCGGGGGTTAATCAGCTTCTCACAGCCGCGGGCTTTCAGCCAGCGCCATGTTTCTGTGAAGATTGCATCTGCGCCCAGCGGCTTTCCGTCGCGCTGCCGGGCACTCAGATATTCGCTGGGGTTCGGCATGTCCTGTCCCAGCAGGTCCGCCGCGCCGTCCAGAGCGCCAGCTTCCAGTTCCGGCGCGTCAAAGGCCAGAATTTCCGCCTTGCGCCCGGTGATGATCTTATCTGCAAGGGAATCCGGCTTATTTCCGGCGTGAACGCGCCTGCCGCCCCTGTTGGTTCCGTCTTTTGCCATGTTTTTTCACCTGTGCTTTGTATCCTGCGGGTTAATACCCTGTTTGAATTGCCATTTTTTCGCGTGATACCCCACGCCCGCTGCACATTCCGAACATTTTAGAGATTTTCTCTCCCCCTGCCGTTCGGATGCACGCCCCAGCGGCCACCCTCGCGGGCCGTGATCTCGGAATGACAGATATGGCAGAGCGCCATCAGATTGGTGCGCACATGGGTCCCGCCGCGAGAGAGAGGCAGAATGTGATGGACTTCTTCCGCAGGCGTGAGCTTGCCGCGCTGCAAACATTTCTCGCAGAGCGGATGCTCGGAAATATAGCTGTCCCGAATCCGCTTCCACGCCCGGCCATATCGGCGGCGGCTGGCCGGATCGCGCTCAAAGCGGTTATACCGGGCCGTGACCTGCTTTTGATGGTTTTCACAATATCTGCTCTCGGTCAGGTTGGGGCAGCCCGGATAGGAGCAGGGACGCTTGGGTTTTCTCGGCATGGGCCGCACCTCCTGTGGACAAACAAAAGGCACCAGCCGAGACGGCTGATGCCCTTGTGCATTTCTTGATGGTACCAGTATACCACAGATTTTCTCAAATAGGCTGCCGTTAAACTGCCATCTTTACTTTCCAAACAGCAGGGCGGACATCCGTTTCAGTGCATGTTCCCGGATACGGTGGATCTGACGCTCGCTGAAATTCAGCTGGCGTTCCAATCGCGCTGCCGCGCCGGAACGGCGGCTGTCGCCCATGTAGAACTCCCGGAGCACGGTCTGCTCCGTATCCGAAAGCGTCGCCCACGCGGGCTTGAACCAGCACATATATTCTACAGCCTCCCGGTATCGCTCCTGAATGACATCCAGCGTATCCAGCGAGTGGACCAGCCGTTCTTCTCCGGCCTGCGGATTCCGGCTGGATGGCACGCCTGTCATGGGCCGCCCACCTGTGGACAGCATCCGGTCGTACAGGGCCTTTGTCTCCTGCGGCGTGATGTTGATGATCTCCCGCATCGTATCATAGTCCTGCATCGCCGAGATGGTCGCCGAAGGCTTGTTCAGATATTTCCACGCAATCATTTGTCAGCCCTCCCGTCCAGCACCGCCTGCGCCTGCTGCGCCGACGTGACCATTTCAGCCACGCCGCCGGATGCGCGAATGCGTCCCAGCGTGATGGTTTGCAGCGCCGTCGGCTTTCCGCCGGGCCGCTTGACCTCAAAGGCCACAAACCTGCCGTTGTCGCAGGCCACAATGTCCGGAATGCCTGCCGTGCCGTACATTCCGCCGTGGGTTTTCCACGCGAAGCACCGGGGCCGCGCCCGCAGCAGCTTCAAGATGGATGCCACAATCTCTTTTTCCAGCATGGATACCTCCCATTCATCCTGTGTCCTGTTTCCTTGTTTCCTCCCAGACTAGAGGTCCGCTTATATACGCGCGCGCACGCGCACACGCGCATACGACGGAATACGCTTCCGTGTAGCTCTAGCTATATAATGTCTACTGAACAATCGAAAAAGCCTTGCGGCGCAAGACAT